TGTTGTGGAGCTTGCGGCTTTGTTGATGTTAATCCTCCTGCCACCGTTGGCGAAAGGTAAACGGCTGAATCCTCTACTAATGAGGATGTATTAATTCCCGTTATTAATCCCTCTGTTATTATATATCCGCTTTGATTGTTTGCTATGCTTTCGGCAACTATGCCAAAAGTATTAGCAGAAAAGGCATCGCTAACGCCTAAGGCTTTTGCAACGGTTATCCTATTTCCCTGACTTCCTGACAAATACACCGCCGTTCCTTTTGATAACGTTGCTCCCGTTCGATTATTAACCCGTTGGTGTAATTGTTGCCCAATAACATTGGTAACATTACCTCCCTTTAATCCTTGAATCAAACTTCCTTGCGTATCATTATATTCAACCTCACCTACTCCCACCGTGCCATCTTTTGCCGTATTAAAAGTAATAGAATCAAAAGGCATAGTTAAACCTCCACCACCGCCAACCAAGCCCCAAACGTTTGAAGTAAAATCAAATGAGTATATTTTTAGATTAACCGTATCAATTATTAACCACGCATTTTGATTAGTAGTTGGTTGAATGGCTGCTGTATCACTCAATGAACCACGCCAAACCAAACCGTCTGCGGTCGTTTGGAAACCTAATTTTTGTTTGTTGCTTGTGGATGGAAATTGGGCAAAAGCAATAGAGCAAGAAAGTAATAGTAATAAAGATAGAGTTTCCTTTTTTTTTGGTAATTTAACTTTATCAACTACTTTGCCGATAAACTTTCTTGCTATTCCCATAATTAATTCTTCCGCTAAAACTTTGCCAATATTTCCAACGGCTTTTAAAAACTTCCTTTCTTTCTTTGGTGCTTTTATCTCTTCCATTATACAATTATAAAAAATATGACATAATTAGAACCATCGTAATGAGTAGATGAATCTATTGTTACAACTGACCCAGCAACGGAGAATTGACTACTAATTAATTCCTGACCATTTTGGAAAATTAAAAGTTGTTCCAAATTTGAAGGTAATAAGCCTGCATTTTTTGTAACGGTTAAAATAGCTGTATAGCTATTTAAAAAGGATTCTTTAAACACTTTTGTAACACTACTATTCTGTGTGTTTGGCGTGCTATTTGTTGGCGTTATAGATCCTGTTCCGGCTACGCCTCCAGCCGAATGATTTGGCGTTCTACCTGAATCAAAATCTAAGCCCCTAAATAATACTGTTTTTTCCGTGTATGGCATTATGACTGGTCTATAATTTCAATAAATGTACCTTGCACTATATCAGTTTTAAGTTCCATGGTAGCCGTTTCCATTATAAATTTAACATCATTATTTTCAATGGCTACATGAGGATACCATGGATTATTATTATCTAATATTTGAAACGACATACTTAACATTTTTCTTACCGGAAACAACTGACCTTTAATAATTTCATTAACCAATAATTGATTAATGTTTTTTCCGTCACCTATATTTTTTACACGCCATCCAGTCCCGTCGGTTATTTGCCATGTGTTACTATCGTTTTTTACTCTTATTGCACCCGGACTACCTAATGATGGGCCGTCACCAATAAACACCCGTTTTTTAACACTTATACTACTTGTGTCATTGTTAAAAGAACCGTAAACAATAACATCATTTTGACTTCCTAAATTACCAGCCGCTAAATGCTCCATAAACAAATTACCTAACTCGTAAAATTTTAGGTAGCTTGTAAGTAAATCCGTTCCTGTTGCCGTTTGAATCCTGCTTAATAAAAACCTTACACCAACGTCTCCACTTTCAGGCATTGTTGGTGTAGTCCAATTTACGATAATATTATCAACTGTACCACCTGCGGCAGGTAAAGTAGTCGCTCCACCCGGTATAATAAATTTGTAGTAGCTAAATGTTTGCTCCCAACTTTGAGCAGAAAAAGTATGCTGAAAACCATTGTAAGTTATATCTCTTTTTAGCCAGTATTTTACATGATTAATTTTAACGTAATTAATTTTTCCGTTAAATGTGCCGCTAGGATCAAAGGTTAATTGTTGGGTTGAAATACAAACAATCCTTTCATAATATTCTCCTGTGGTTGTAATACTAAAAGTATCACCACCCATTTTTAAAACAAGTGTTCCATTTGTAACCTCAATACCAAAAGATACATAATAAGTAGCTCCATTTGTAGGAGTAAAATTTGTATAAACTAAATCACCCGTTGCGTTGGTTGCTTTTGCATGACCTAAAGCAGCTCCGCCTCCATCGGAAAAAGTCCATCCGCTGCCTAATGTCCATGTGGTAATTTCAGGTGAACGGTTGGCGGTTAAAAAATCTATTAATGGTACGACGATAGGTCTTAACTCAATAACAAAAGAACCTTCTACTATATGTTCTGCAATAGTACTTGAACCTACCTGACTATCCCTATATTTCATTACGGAAGTAAATGTTATAGTAGCTTCATCATTATTGTAATCTAAATCTTTTGAGTTAAAAAATTCTGTGTTTAGGTTATTAAATATTTTACCTGACAATAAATTTACAGATGCTATGTGTTCATATTCAATATCTAAATCCTTTATATGACCATAATATCCCCATTTGCCACCACTAAAACGAAGCATCTTATTTGTTTCGGAATAGTTATCATTTTCAATAGTTGATTGAAAACTACTTTGTTGTAATAAGGTAGATGTTAGGTAATAAATATTAATTGTAACGGCTGAATCTAAATAAGTATTTGGCTGAACCATAAAGAATTTCCTATCGGAAAAAAAGAACCTTAAACCTAATGGTACCATGATTCTTTTTAGAACATCATAGCACTTCATGTAAGTGTAATTACCCTTACTATCTATGGTGTAAAAAACCTTATGATTAACCCTCATTCTAAGTAATGGGTCAATAGAAGTCGAATAAGTCCAACTATCTTCATGCCACTGAAAAGCACTTGCCAAAACGCCTACAGATGTGCCATAAATTGATTGAACGTATGTAAGTTTTTGAAGGCAATTATTTACATGATTAATAATTGTATCGTCACCCTGATAAATATCGCTGCCATCGGGTTTATAATCAATGCCTTTTAACCATCCTATGCCATCAATAGCATTTATGGTGTAATTATATCCCATTTCTAAAGGAATGTCATCAAATTCAATTAAATCCGCAAGAATATAGCCATACCAATAAAAGTTTGGTGCATTAGATGTATCGTAACCTATTAATTGAATTGTAAATCTACCTTCTGGTGCCGTTAAAAAGTCGGTTAATAATTGTTGTTTTTGTTCTGTATTAATTATAATAGTAAACTTAAAATTACTTCCAATAATAGGAGCGTATCTTTCTAATCCGTTTTCAACATCCGCCTGCCATTCTATTTGTGCCCCTGTAACATCGACATCATAAGTCATTCCCGAAAAAGTACTGTCATCTATTACTAAGTAATATTTACGCCCTTTTTCTGAATAAAATGTAGATGTATATCTTGCAGCCATTATCTTATTCTTGAGTTAATGTTTCTAGCCTTTTCCATGATTACCAATAAATCACTTCCTGCCACTCTGGTGGTTAATATGTAAGGTGATCCGCCACCGTCTAACATTCCCTTTAATTTTGATAAAGGTGCGATAACTTCCGGGTCAACCCTTGCGTTTCGGTTATCTCCTACGGTTGCCATAGTTGGTCCGTATGCTAAACCACCTTGTGCAAGTTTTGGAGGAGCTACTTTATTAAGCATTGTATTAAATAAAACAGCCGCACCTGCACCAGCCGCACCTGCTACGGCTATAGCTCCGGGCCCTAAAGTTTTACCTAATGGCCCGCCTAATATACCTTTTATAATACCTGCTACACCTTCTTTTATGTAAGCGCTAATAATCATTCTTGCGGCTTGCATGGCTGCACTACCTAACTTCTTCATGTCGGTTTCACCTTGCACAGCTAAATTAGCAAAAGCATCAGTAGCGGCAATTAAAGCGCTTGTCATTGTATTTCCAAAACTCATCATTTGAGCTTCAGTAGAAACAAAAGAATTTTTAACTTCTTCGTTTGTTTCTTTTAATCTTTGATTACTTGCAGATGCTGTATCTAATTTTATAGCCAATAAATCTAAGGTAGGTAACATATTTGTTATGCCTGTAGATTGAGCCGTAATTGCAGTTACAGGACTTGCACCACCACCACCGCCTCCGACTGTCGTTGTACTTGTTGGTTCTATTATATTTTCAGGTACAACGGCACCTCCTTTGCCTCCTGATTTTGAAGTAGCTACAAATAAACTTTTAAATTTACCTTTAAGACTATCGACTGTTTCCCCTATTGTTTTAAATTCTGCAGCTACTATTCTTTGTTCTTCTTGGTATTTGGTCATACCAGATAAATCAAATAAATCTAAACCTAATGCCTTTTGTAAGCTATCTAATTTGCCTAATACAAAAGTTACTCCCTGCATGACAGAGTTCTTGATATTTATCCAAATATTTTTAAAATTATCACTAAATGCTTTCCAGTTATCGTAAACGTATAAAGCAATGGCACCAACCGCAGCTATCGCAGTTACAACGGCAAGAATAACAGGATTAGCAAGAATAGATGCAAAAGCCGAAGATATAGCAGTACTCATTAAAATAATAGTAGTTCTAATCAATCGTATAGTTCCAGCAAGTGCGCCAAACGTGGTAATTAATTTACCTACTATAAATATTGCGGGCCCAATAGCTGCCACAATTAAAGCAGTTTTTACTATAAATTCTTGAGTTGCAGGATTAAGACCTTTAAAACCCTCTACTAAGTAGTTTATTTTTTCGGATAAAACAGTGAAAACTGCCTCTAAATTCAAACTATTATTAATGGCTTTTCCAAGTTCCGCAAGACTATTAGTAACGTTATCTTTTAAATTATCAAAAGCATTACCTAAGCCTCCATTGGCTCTTTCTAAATTACTTAAAGCACCTACAGACCTTTGTATAAATTCTTCACTACTTATTCCTAATTCTCTTATTCCTTCAGCAGTCACTACGCCAAATTCCTCTTTCATTACACGCGCAAACTCTGGAAGCCTTTCTTTTATCTGATTAAGATCTTCTTGCGTAACTTTTCCAACTGCACTTATTTGTGATAAAGCTAAAACAACTCCATCAAATTGTTCCGCTCCTCCTCCTGCCCTTGCTACAGCATTGCCAAACTGTGTTATTGTTTCCCTTGCAGCGTCGGCACTCATTCCTACACTTTGTAATGAAGCTGAAGCCTTAACTACTTCAGGTAAAGCAAGACCAGGATTCTCTGCAACCTTTCGTAGTTTTTCTAATTCAACCGCTGCCCCTTCGCTACTTCCCATAATAGCAATTAAACCATTTTGCAGCTTTTCCATATCCGCAAAAGATTTTAAAGCAGCCGCACCGACACCAATAATAGGCAATGTTAATGACTGGGTTAAAGTTGAACCAAGATTGGACATATTTTGTCCAAATCTTGTCATAGATTTTTCTACCTTACCTAACTCTTTATCGAGATTAGTGGTATCTATCCCCAGCTTTAAAAGTAGTTTACCTATTGCCATTTATGCTTCTTTATCCCATTTGTCAAATATTGTTTTGTCAGTATTTGTCAAACTTCTTTTAGTTTCTTTTTTAGTAGGATTCTCCCATGGAAATTCGATTAAATCTTTTGGCTTTAAACTCTTTCCTTTTGCCGTATGGACATTTAGTAAAAGTGTTGTTTGCCATCTAACTCTTTCCCATTCTGTTTGCTCCTGTTGTTCAAAAAAATTATTATAACCTTGCATAGCCATAACAACCTCTCTAAAACTCATGTCGTTGTATTGCGAAGGAGGAAATCTTAAAACTCCGAAACAAAAACGTTCGATGTATTCAAGGGTAAGTTCTCCGCCTTCGCCACTACGTTTTTTTGGGTATCATCTTCAGGAGGTGAAATCTCATTTGAAATCATTTCCATTATACGAGTGATGCCACCCATATCAGTATCGACCAAATCACAAAAAGATTGTAAATCGTATGGACATTTTTCTCCTTTAGCTTTGTACCCTTGTTGAACGCCTGCAAAAGCTAATTCAAGGGCTAAAAGAAGATCTTCGCCAAGGAGGGAAAGGTCACTTAATTTAAGCTTCCTTTCCCTTAAAAATGTACCTAAAACGAACATTCCAAACTTAATTGGAATGTCCGCATTAGCTATTTTAATTGTTTTCATTTTAGGTAATTTTTAAAATTATGCTTTAGTAGTTTTCACAATAGCTCCCGTAACTTCGAATGATGCTGAATAGCTAACATTCTCTTCCACGCCAGCATTCAAGTCTAATGATGTACAAATGGCACTCATTGTAAAAATATTATCGCCCACAACGTCGGTAGTAAATTTAATGGTCAATGCAGTACCTGCTATAAGGTCGGCAAATAAGTCATCAAACAAATAG